GAGGCCTGGGTGTGCTTTGGAAACAACGTGTCTCCTAAGGGTGGACTTAAGTGATAATCGTTTGCACTTGGCCTGTGGATAACTGTGTGGCATATGTTGTGGCTAGTGGCCCAGGAGACACTCCTACTGGTGGAGGTTCCTGGGTCACGCCTGGTAGAGACAACACCCTACATATTGCGGTTCGCTGTGCGCGGTGCGGGTCGCGGTGGCTGCTTCTTGCCCTTCATTGCACACTTGGCACAGAGGTGATCACGGTCATTCAGTGTGACGTCTGCCGGTTGGCCACACTGCTGACACTGCGGTCTCACTCGCATTGCTTTTGTCCCGTAGCAGGGTCAATAAAGCAAGCCTCAGCTTTGGGCTCGTCATCGGTCTTCACTTCGTTGAGGATGCCGTATCTCTTTCCAGATGCGCGGAACGTAGTTATCCCGCTGCAGCCACCCTTCCACGCCTTGTAGTAGAGCTGCTTGAACTCATCGAAGGTGACATCGTCACCGACGTTGCAGGTCTTGCTGACGGCACTATCGACATACTTGGATGCCAAGATCAGCACCTCGAGGTGCTCATCTGCCGTGATCTCGTTGGCTGTCCTGCCGGCCACGCCCTGACGATACGCATAGTCCTCGACACGCTCGACCTGGTGACCATCGAACTGCTGGATGGTGCGGTCGTAGTAGAGGCTGAACGGTGGCTCGATGCCGCTGCTGACGTTGTCTGCAGTCAGTGAGATCGTGCCGGTCGGGGCGATAGACAACAGGTGGCTGTTCCTCATACCGCGAACCGAAATCTTTTCCTGCAGCCATTCCGGTAAGGTCTTAATGAAGGCGCTGTTGCTGTAGTCCTCGTGGTTCCACAGCGGGAATGGCCCCTTCTCTTTTGCCAGGTCGCAGCTCGTATTGTAGGCGTTGTCACGTAGTGTCTGCAGCACCATCTCAGCCCACTCCATGAACTGCTCACTAGCGTAAGGCAGCCCAAGCATCTCGCCGGCATTGGCCAAGCCGGTGACACCCAGGCCCATGCGCCGCTTCTGCTGTGCTTCGATACGCTGTGCCTCGAGGGGATAGATCGTTCTGTCGATCACGTTATCCATAGCTCGGACGACTACTGCTATGTCATCGATGAATTGGTCGATGTCGAACACCTTGTCCTCGACGTACTTAACCAGGTTAAAGGAACCGAGAAGACAGGCGCCGTTTGGTGGCAAAGGCTGCTCACCGCATGGGTTGCTGCTTGCAATCTCTTCGACGTACCACAGGTTGTTCTTCTTGTTGATCGTATCGATGAATAGGACACCAGGCTCGGCCCAGTCCCAGGTCGAGCGTTGAACCATGTCCCACAACGCTTGCGGATCTACTTCCTTGTACACCTTCCCTTCAAACTCCAGCGGGAATGGCTCACCACTTTCCAGGTGCTCCATGAACTTGTCGGTAACACCTATCGAAACATTAAAGCCAGTGAGCTTGTCGCTGTTATGCTTGGCGCTAATGAACTGCTCGATGTCGGGGTGATCTATCCGTAGCACACCCATCTGGGCGCCCCTACGGTGACCGCTAGAGGCGATGGTCTGACACACAGCATCAAAGATGCCCATGAAGCTCACAGGCCCACTAGCGAGGCTGTCCAGGCTTTTGATACGGTCACCTCGAGGGCGCAGGTTGCTGAAGTCATACCCAATGCCGCCGCCGCGTCTCATGGTCTCCGCAGCCTCTGTAGCTACAGCCATGATCGATGTCATGTCGTCGGTGATGGTAGAGCTGACAAAGCAGTTGTAGGCAGTTGTCTGCCTGGCAGCTCCGATGGCGTTCTGAACACGCCCAGCCGGCAGGAAACGCATGTTCCGCAGCGCGTCCTTGAAGTCCTCGAAGTGCTCGGCATTGTCCTTCAAGCCGTCTGCAATGCGTACCACCTTGCTGTAGAAGTCCTCGCCCTGCTGCCGGTACTTCTGCTGATCGATCTCCTCAGAGAGCGACAGTGTGGGGCCATAGTGCTGGTTGCTGATCATGTTCATTTCAGTGGGGTTCCTTCCTCTTCATTTCTTATCAAGAAGTCCAAGTATTCCTTGGCCTTGTGTAGGTCAGTCACGCCACCCTTCTGCTTCCACCTGGTCACGTACTTGACGACGTTGCCCTCACAAAAGTCGAGCCCATTTGCCATGATGTAGGCGATGGGCTCGATGGCGTTGTTGTTGTAGTGTTCTGGGTCGATGACACGGCCCAGCTCCGGCGGTGTCAGTTGGTCAGTGTAGAATTCATCCATCAGCCGATCTTCGTCTTCAGCTAACATCTTCATGTGGGCCTCATGCCTTAGATGCGGCTTTGTCATGCTTGTCTCCCTCGTAAAGTTTCGGGCCACCTCTCTCGTGGTCCCAATCTTCCCATCTCAGGATCCTGGCCAGACGTGCTTGATGCAGCGCGTCCGCTCGTGTCAGTCCTGCTTTGATGTAAAGGTCTTCAACCGTCTTCCAGGTTGGGCGCTGACCTAGCGCCTTCTCTGCAGTCTTGGGGCCATACCCACGTAGTCCTGGGTAGCCATCTGCTGCATCCCCAACTAGGCACTGCATGAAGAAGTTACGCTCGGCCTCTTCTGGTGACAGAGTAAGCAACTCGAGCGTTGTTGGACGATATAGCCGGCCAGGTATTGTCTTCATGTCTTTATCGTCAGACACGATGATGGCTTTGCCAATGTTCTCTGGCTTGGTAGCCAAAACACCCAGGCAATCGTCAGCCTCGAGGCCTTTCTTCATGAAGCAGTCGTAGTTGTGCTGCAGCCAATCCTGCATCGCAACGTAGCCGAGTGGCTTGCGTGTCTTCTTCCGATGGCCTTTGTAGTTGGGATCGATGTCCTTGCGGAAGTTGTAAGGCGACGACAGGCACATGATCACCTTGTCGTCTTCGAGCCTTGCTTTGAATTCCGCGATCTGTGTCGTGAATAGATCCTTAGCGATCTTCAAATCAGACGTGAGTGACCAAACATCGTCGCCCCAGTCTGTCTCTTCCTCGGTGGCTGACACCGAGCGATAGAGGTATAGGTCGGCATCAATTATAAGCATCTTCTAAATCCACCATGAAGTCTGCGCCGTCCTCGGTTATGAGCCAGCGGTTGCCATAATGCGTCTCAGTCATTTTGGTTGTGATGAGCCCTTCGACAGCAGCAATGGCCAGTGCGTTTGCAGCCTTCCTGGCGTAATTACCTTTTGTGCTAATGCCTTTGTCCCAGGCCTCACGACACACGTCGTAGAGCATCCACAGGCCCAGCTCGGGGGCACCATCGCTGTCAGGATCAATGGGTATCTCGCCAAGTTCGCCCGTGGGCATACTCCGCTTCGATGGGGCATCTAAAGCTATACGCTTCTCCCGCTTTCTTCGCTGCTCTTCGAGCGATATCACCAACGACATCCTCGTCTCCTTTCTTGACTTGTATCTGCACCTCGTCATGCACCCAGGCGATTACCTGGGCATCGAGGTTGGCTTCTTTGATTGCGTGATCGATCTCCACCAGCCATTGCTTGCAAAGCACAGCGCCGGCTGACTGGATTAGTGTGGACATGACTGAGTGCTGGCTGCGGACCTTGAGCCGGCGCTTGTCCAGCCCATAGATCCATCCCTTTTCACTAGCTACTCCGAGCTGGGTCTTGAGCTCTTTGAACGCCGGTACGGCCTTAAAGAAGTTGTCTCGAAGCTTCCGGCCAGCCGTAGGACTAGATCCCACCACTTGTCCGAGTTTGGCGTCTCCACCCCCGAAGATGAGGGTGTAGATAAACGTCTTTGCCTGGTCTCTTGTGTCGAGACCCGCCGCCTGTTGGTTAGCTGTGTGGATGTCACCGCTAAGGATCTCTTTCGCATACGCGCCACCATCGTTGAGGAAGTGAGCAAGGCAGCGAAGCTCGAGGCCAGACAGGTCAGATCCAACCAGGCTGTAGCCAGGCTGCACGGTGAACAGCTCACGGCATTGCTTACCGTAGGGCTGCCGGACGCTGGGCACCTGGGCCAGGTTAGGCCCGACGTGACTGGCGCGGCCGGATATACAACCACCACTGATGATGCGGTGTCGTAGCTTGCCATCCTTTTCGACCTTCTTGAGCCAGGCTTGTTTGCCTTCAGCGAGCTGTCCTATACGCTTTTGGATTAAGAAGATCTCAGATAGCCGCTTGGCCTCTGGGTAAGGCAGGTTGGCAAGCACTACGTCATCGATCTGTGCATGACCGTCGTTGGTCAGAAGCTTTGGCTTCCAGCCATACTTGCGCCGTAGACAGAACTCGATCTGCCGGCGGCTCATGTAGTTGAAGTAGACAGTCTTGCGCTTCTCGAAGGGCACACCCTTTTGGTAGCCGAGCTTCTTGTTGTTCACCTTAGGCACGATTGTCTCGGAGACTTCCCAGGGCTCGAACAGATCCTGCAGCTCACTGTCGAGCTCCTGGCGACGTGCTGCCAGCTCTGCAAACAGCTCGCCGGCCTTAACCTCGTCAAAGGTCCAGCCGGCGTTGCCAATGCCCTCGGTGATCCAGGCCACCTGGTGCTCGAGCTCGATGGCTCTCTCGCTGACCTTGTCTACGTCAAAGATACCGTACAGGTGAGCAGTCAGACGGACGTCCTGCTCCATGTACTCGTGCATCTCCTCGCTCCAGCTTTCCCAGCCGCCGCTGTAGTCGCCTTTGTGGTTCTGCAGCCGGTGGCCCCAGGCAGCTAGACTGTGGCTGCCATAGAGGCGCTTGGGCATGTCCCTAGAGGCATCCCAGTCTTCACGTTTAAGGTCGGAGTAAATGAGGCGCGAAAGGATCAGCGTGTCAGTGATTTTCGCTTCTGTGTTCCAGCCAGGCTTGACGATCTGTATGGCTGGAATGTCGTAGTTGATGATGTTGTGGCCGATGATTTCATCAGCCTTGGAGAGACGCAGCAGTGCGCTGTCAACCTCGTCCGGCTTGTAGCCTCGATAGTCACCGCTATCGAGATTGAGGATCCCGATGCAGTGTATTCTGTCGATGGTGTCTAGTAAGCCGTTGCTCTCCAGGTCGAAGAACAACCGCTCTGTCATCTGTCGTCACCTGACCCGCCGATGACACCGCGCTCCTGGCGGCTCTCTAGCTTTTCGATGTTGTAATAGGCGACGTCGCTAAGAGAATAATCCAGCTCGTAAGCAAGCATTGCGACGTACCACAAGACGTCACCAAGCTCAGCTATGATGTTTTGCTTCTGAACAAAGCTGAGCTTCTCGAGCTGCGTTTCGTTATCCCTGATTAGCTTCTTGAGCTTGTCAGCGACCTCACCAGCCTCACTACACAGGCCTAGTGCCAGGTATTCGTACTCGCTTCCGTCAGGATACTTGGCAGTCGCCGTGGCAGCCCATTGGTAATCATCAAACTCTTTCATATTTAAAGTTCCCCTTTGCAATCTCTTCACGCACAGCTTTCCTTAGCTTCCCGTGATAAACGTATGGATCTGCCAGTAGCCGGTCTTGCAGCCGCAGCAGGTAGCTTCTCCGCAGTGTCATGTCTGTGGTGCGCTGCATTGCTTTGACAAATGCCATGCAGTAGTCGTGTGAGTTCAGACCTCTTGTCTGCCTCTCGAGCCGCTCGTACAGCGGCCCTCTGTAATTGTGCCAACGTGGCATGTCTCTCTCCTAGAAAAGGGCCTCAGAAGGCCGTAGACGGCCGCTGACTCGGTCAAAGGACACAGAGCCGGCAAAGCCCGTTTCGCCTGTCCAGCGGTTCTTCAGAACGTGTAGATGGCGGGTGTCGCCGTCTGGGTTGTCGGGGTCGATCTGCAGTGAGATGCAGATGTCGGAGAGCTGCGCGATACTGTGAGATCCACGGAGCTGGCCCAGGCGTACCTTGGCGCCATCCTCGTGGCCCTTGTCGCCTTCTGGGCGCCGCAGGTGCGATACGATGATCAGCCCAATGTCGAGCTCTTGCACCAGGGTCCGCAGCCTGGTCATGGCCATGTCGATAAGTTTGCGCTCGTCATTAGTGGCGAGGCCAGACACCAGGATCGAGATGTGATCGATGATGCAGAACCTGACGCCCAGGGCGCGAACCATGTACTGGATCCGGTTGCAGATTACATCCAGGTCGGACGAGCCAAAGTGATCGAAAAGGTACAGCGGACGAGCTGGAGGAAATAACTCGTCGAAAGCCTCTTCGATCACTTCGTCGGCCACGTCGGATCGATCTACCGTCACGTTTTTCGACAGATGGATCCCGACCAAACCAAGCAATGAACGCTTGGTGCTCTCTTCAAGCATCATCATCCCGAGCGGTTCACCAATCTCATGGTGAAGGTGGTAGCTGAGCTCACGGATGAAGGTGCTTTTGCCGATCCCAGATCCTGCCGTCACCGTCACCAGCTCGCCCCTGCGAAGACCTTTTGTGATCTCTTGCAGGCGCTCGAATGGGTAGGTGATAGTCGAAGCAGCATCGACTGCGCTGACGGTGTCTCTGAGATCTATCGCCGCGACAATGCCATCAGGCCTATATTCACGGGCCTGGAAGATTGCGGTGACGACGTCTGCTGCTTTCCCCTCAAGAAGACACTGATTGGCATCCTTGAGAGGCAGATGGGCGATCCTGGCCTTGCCAGCAGGGAGTGCATCGGCCACCGCGAGAGCGGCCTTTTGACCAGGCTCGTCCATGTCGAACATCAGGACTATCTCGTCGAACCCTTCGAGGTAGTCCCAGTTCTCCTTGATAGAACGCACCGCTGAGCTGCTGCCGTTAGGGAGACCAACAGTAGCCCAGCGGTGGTTCTGTAACTGCGAGACGGTGATAGTGTCGATCTCACCCTCGCAGATCACCAGCTTCTTGCCGGTGCCCCACAGGTGCTGGCCAAAGAAAGGCATCTTCTTGCCATCACCCAGGATCGTGAATTGCTTGTCTTTGTTCCGTAGCTTCTGAGCTACGACCTGGCCATTAGGGCCACGGTAGTTTGCAATCTGTACGGTTTCATATCCGTTATGGCCTACCTGGTAGCCAAACCTGCGGCAGCTATCCTCATTCAGTCCTCGGGATTTAATCGCTTGGTACGTGCCCTCGAGTAAGCCTTTTTGCTTTTGACGACGCTCGGCCGGTGCCGCCTCAGCGCCTTCGCCATCGGATTCGGTGGCCGCCGTATAGATCTGGCATTTGAAGCAGTACGTGTGGCCATCGTCGTACTCCGCTGCGTTGTCCTGGCTCCCACATTCGGGGCATGGCACGTGTGAAACAAAGGTGCTCTCCTTAGTTTGTTCCATCTGACTGTCTCCCTTGTCATTCAGAGAGCCAGGCATCCGGTATCGTCTTGTTGGCATAAACAAAGCCATGCTTTTCGCACCACATCGCATAGGTTGTGGGCGAGCCTTTATAGAGCTTGGCGTTTTGATTACTGAAGACGAACCGGATGTCGAGCTCGGGTTGTTGCTCACGGATCAGCAGATGCTTTTGCCTGTCTTGGACAGTGAACC